GATTGATAATCCAGATTGGAGGAGAGATTGGTCGGATCCCTCCACATGCCCATCTCCAGGAGAAGTTGGAGATTGGAAAAATACTCTTAAAAGAAAATATCCAGGATGGAATGATGTACTTGGAAAGGCACAGAAAGCACCTGGATCTACTATAAAAAAATTAGGTTAACATGGCAAGAAGAAAAAGAGCATCTGCAGAGCAACCTATTGGGGTTGGTCTCACGGCAAAGCAGATGAAGAGGAAAAAACCTCTCAGTCAAGAATATTTGGTTGATGTAGAACCACTTACAGAGAATCAAAAAAGGTTATTTGATTCATACAAGGAAGGAAAACATCTTGTTGCTTATGGATGTGCCGGTACTGGTAAAACATTCATCACTCTTTATAATGCACTGATGGATGTTCTTTCTGAGAATACTCCATACGAAAAAATTTATCTTGTCCGTTCTTTGGTTGCCACAAGAGAGATTGGTTTCTTGCCCGGTGACCATGAAGATAAGGCAGACATTTACCAAATTCCATATAAAAATATGGTAAAGTATATGTTCCAAATGCCCAGTGATGCTGATTTTGAGATGCTTTATGGTAATCTCAAATCACAAGAAACCATTAAGTTTTGGAGCACATCATTTCTTCGTGGCACAACACTTGATAATGCTATTGTTATTGTCGATGAGTTTCAAAACCTCAATTTCCATGAATTAGACTCTATCATTACCCGTGTTGGTGAAAACACCAAGATTTGTTTCTGTGGAGATGCAAGACAGTCTGATTTAACAAAGACGAATGATAAGAATGGAATTGTTGACTTTATGAATATCTTGCGAAAAATGACATCTTTTGATATAATTGAGTTTGGTATCGAAGACATTGTTCGATCCGGTCTCGTTAAGGAATACCTTACCGCAAAAATTGAAGCAGGTTTTTAATGTTTAACCATATTGATTTGAATCTTCCATCTCTAGATCGAGAGACTATTGATGGAGTTCGTTATTATAAAGTCCCTAACGATGAAGAACTTATTCGACTGGTCTCGATTACATCGGTGACCAGTCATTTTAATAAGGAAATTTTTGTTAAGTGGAGAAAAAGAGTTGGTGAAGAAGAAGCAAATCGTATCACTAAAAAGGCAACCAGCCGTGGTACGGACATGCACACTTTGGTAGAATATCATCTTAAGAATGAAGAACTGCCAAAAGTTCAACCGATTTCAGATTTTCTTTTTAAAATCTCAAAACCAACATTAAACAAAATAGATAATATTCATGCTTTAGAAAGTTCCCTATATAGTAAGGAACTTGGTATTGCCGGTACGGTTGATTGTATTGCCGAATATGACGGCGAGTTAGCGATAATTGACTTCAAGACATCTGCAAAACCAAAACCAGAGGACTGGATCGAGCACTATTTTGTTCAGTGTATGGCATATGGATGTATGCTTTATGAAATGACCGGTATCATGGTCAAAAAACTTGTAATTATCATGGCGTGTGAAAATGGAGAATGTGTCGTTTATGAGCAAAGAGACAAAGCAAAATACATCAACCTGCTCGACAAATACATTAGAAAATTTGTTGGAGATAAACTGGAACAATATGGAACCCAATAAAGAATTAGAAAAAGCAATAGAGAAGAAGTTTCTCACACCTTCAAAGTTTGCCCTTGAGATTGAAAAAATCGTTATAGAGGAAAAACTTAATTATATTGATGCTATCTGTCACTATTGTGAAATCAATGAAGTTGAGGTAGAATCAGTTGCCAAGTTGGTATCCAAACCACTGAAAGAAAAACTGAAGTGGGATGCGACTCAACTTAACTTTATGAAAAAGACTTCGAGAGCTAAACTACCTCTATGATCGTGACACCATTTGAAACTTATCAACATTATTTGTCACTTAAAAATCATTTTACAAACCCTAAATACGACTTCTTCAAATACGGAGCAAAAACCCGTGCTAGTATGACCTCTTTTAACAAGAGGAAAGACAAGTATTGGTTTGAAAAAACTTCCCGTAAGTATTCTGATAAAGAAGTCGTAGATTTTTTGGTATCTAATTTTGTTGCTTCCAGTAATCCACAAAATCTATGGATTGGTGAAATCATCAATTCTGGCGAAAGAACTTATGCCGAGTGGGCAAAACGACAGCAGAGTTTGAGTTACTTGTATAAAGAACAAATGGAAGTATTCTTCTCCGAAAATAAATTGGAAGATGCCTTCAATTGCTCCAAAGGACATCCACCAATACTTAAAAAATTCTTGGGTGGAGATGTCTCAATCGAGTCATTATCTATTTGTGAAAAGATATTTTGTTTCAGAGAAAAGTTTGATAAAAAACTTGATGATCCTGTGTGGGAGACCGTCAGTCTGAAATTAAAAAAGTATTTACCATTCCTAAATATTGATGTGTTCCGGTACAAGAAAATTTTGAGGCAAATTGTAGATGAGTGATTTTTTCAAGTCAGAAATCGTGAGAGATGAACTGAGAGAAATAAATGATCTTCAAGAAGATCTTTATGTCAATGTCATGAAGTTCGGTCAAATGGACAAAGAACAACAACTAGAACACGTTGATAAACTTTCTATATTATTAGAAAAACAAAAAATTATGTATGCTCGTCTATCACTATCAGACGATCCCGATGCACTTGAAATGAAGGAAAACCTTCGTAGGTCTATGTCAGTAATGGGGTTTTCCCCAGATACTGATATGAATTATCTTTTCCAAAGTTTCAGAGCAACGATTGATTCTCTCAGAGAAAGCATTGACACCTGAGAGCAACACTGTTATACTATCCAAGTCATCCGACAAATCCAATTAATCCGAGGTAATCCGAATGTCATTCGCAGATCTTAAGAAACAATCCAAACTGGGCTCCCTGACTGCCAAACTGGTCAAGGAAGTTGAGAAAATGAGCAGCAATAATGCCTCTGGAGATGAGCGTCTCTGGAAACTTGAAGTTGATAAGGGCGGTAATGGTTATGCCGTCATCCGTTTTCTCCCTGCTCCTGATGGTGAAGATCTCCCTTTTGTTAAACTATACTCCCATGCCTTCCAAGGTACTGGTGGTTGGTATATTGAAAACTCTCTGACAACTCTGGGACAGAAAGATCCCGTGTCTGAGTATAACACCACTTTGTGGAATAACGGCACTGATGCCGGTAAAGAACTTGCCCGTAAGCAGAAGCGTAAACTGACTTACATCTCCAACATCTATGTGGTCAAGGATCCTGCCAACCCTGAGAATGAGGGTAAGGTGTTCCTGTATAAGTTTGGTAAGAAGATCTTTGATAAGATCACTGCTGCCATGCAACCTGAGTTTGAGGACGAGGAAGCAATTGATCCCTTTGACTTCTGGCAGGGTGCCAACTTCAAACTGAAGGCAAAGAATGTTGCTGGTTATCGTAACTACGACTCTTCTGAGTTTGCCCGTCAGGATGCTCTGCTTGATGACGATGATGCAATGGAAGCAATCTGGAAGAAGCAGTATTCTCTCCAAGACTTTGTTGCTCCTGACCAGTTCAAGTCTTATGATGAACTGAAGACTCGTCTGGATTATGTGCTTGGTAACAAAGGCACTCCCAAGATGCAAGATCCTGAGCTCATGGAAGAGGAAGCAGCATTTGAGGCAGAGCGTCGTGGCACTGCTCCTTCTGTTCCTCAGTCAGTCAAGGAAGAACTTGATAGTCTCTCTCCTACCAAGACGACTGATGATGACGATGATGATGCAATGTCATACTTTGCACGACTTGCAGAAGAGTGATGGAGTTGGGGAGGGAAACCTCCCCCTTTTTTTATGCAGGTGGTATAGTATTTCTCGTATTCTCTGTTACAATTAATCTTTCATCAATGTATTGGGAAGAAGTTTGATAGGTCATAATTTCTCTCATGTCATTCAAAAATTCTTGTAAGTATTCTCTTTTCAATAAGTAGATACTAGATTTTTCATTATTTCTTCCAACCTCATATTCATAATTTGTAATTCCTTTGACAGGATTTAATTTTTGTGCAGTGTAATCATCTGGATTTGGAATTTTAAAATCACTATTTACTTCTTTTCCTTTTGGAAGAATTAGTCTGTCGTTATTATCTTTTACTTCAGTTGTTTCGTAGTGATGAATTGCATTGATGTCATCATACTTATCATTGGTATATTCATATAATTGATAATTTGATAGGGGCCATTCATCCCTGATATTTGTAATACCGGCAGTCATTATAACAACCCAATCTAGTTCTGCACTTCCATACAATTCTTCGGCAACCGTATCTGGTCTTGCACCTTCTACAATCTCATACTTGTTAAACAAAGTGAAAATATTTTGAAGGTCATCACGAAGTTTGTTTCTTCTAAAAAGATTTTTTACTGCAATATATTGATCAGAAGTATTTCTATCTGCAAGTGGTGACTGATAAAGTAAATTTGGTAGTTCTCTGAAGTATCCCATTTTAGT